TGATCTCGTGAGAGACCCAACTACGGATGTTCGCAATCAGGTCACGGCAATGAATGCCGAGGTGATCAAGCGGTCCCTCGGACCAATTACAACGGGTGTCCTTCAGCAGGCTGTCTATCTGCGCGACATTAGTACTCAACCAATTCCAATGGCCGCACCCTCCAGTACAAGTACGTATGGTAACAAACTTCCTTCTAATTTTAAGTTTGGTATATTTTAAGAAATGGCCGAGCTTGGAACGGCCCTTCTCATATGTTTCGCTTCGTGGTGTGCTCAGTGTTGCTTAGGGTATACTAGTATGCCAGTATGCCAAGGAAATACTACGTGTTCCAGTATGTTCTATTGTCTAAACTGTATAATTTGTTTGGTGGCTCTTTTTTTTATGTTCAAGTAGAGTAGATGCGTGCCCTCGACGACATCATTATAGGCTTTCTCATATTTTTTGCTATAGATCGTCTCATAAATCTCTTCAGCAAAAATATTGTCAAACCGTGGGCCGAGAAATCCATGAGTGATCCGGCCTCCATAGACAACTGCAAGTTGGTGACCGAGCTCGTGTGTTTGCTCATTGCCGCTTTCATAATTTTCAAGTGCAGACACTTTCTTCAGAAACTAGATAATAAATAGAGAGGTCGAGCGTAAAATACTCAATGAATAAATACCGTGATGAGACCGCGGCCATGTGCCGCCAGAAGGGGTGGGATAAGGCCCATGTAAGTGTTGTTTGGATGTTATTGAATGAAGAAATTGGGGAATTGGCTTCGAGTATCAGACAGAGTCAGAGAATCTATCGCAAGACCGGGCTCAAGAAGGACAAGGGTACGGATGTGGCTATGGAAATGAGTGATGTTTTTAGTTACTTGTATCAGTTGGCTCATATGCTCGACATTGATCTTGACGAGGCATGGGAGCTCCACAGGCAAAAAATTAAAACAAAAGTTTACAAAGAAAATGTGAGTACTTAGTAATGGCGTCGAATCTGATGATCGATGACCGTCTTCAGATAGACGGGTTTAACCCAACGACATGGACAGGTGATTTTGGAATTTATCGCGATGGATTCCCAAAGAACCTTCGTGTTGATGGAACGGGATACACTACAGGAATTGACGAGCGTCCAATGGTCATGAGCGAGGAAATACCTGCAAGAGACGAGTTTATAGGTAATATGTATTTAAAGACTGCCGCGCCCAGCGTGGCACCATATCATCCTTTCCCAGCGCGCAAATTTGAATACTCAGACGGCAAGGTCACCTGGAGACGCCCTCAACTTCCGTGGAGTTGGGAAAAGGGGTCTTCAGTTGGGGGGGCCGGGCGTAAAATCAAAGACAACACTCTGTTGGTTGTGCTTTTGGTCGCGGTCATCTTATTTTACTTTTTTGGAAGAATGAAGTTTAAATCTTGATAACTTTGGGCGCCTCAACTTTCGGAAGCTTTTGCGCAAGTTCCTCACGCGCGGTCATAATTCGCGTTTCGAGGCCAGGACACGAGTGGGCCTCTGACCGAATACACGATACACAACAATTTATTTTACAATCCTTGCATATGAACATCTTGTTCTTGTGTTTGCAACCTGAAGGATTCATCCTCCCTGATATCACAAGAGATTTGTTCTCTAACCAGCGATGGTGGCTCGTCTACAATCTCATTTAGTCCCTGGGTCCTCCCTTTGACGATGCGATCCCACGCCTTTTTCATAAGGGGTAAATTTTTTATGAACCATTCGCGATCTCTCTGGACCCGGACCACGACAAACTCCTCAGCCTTGAGGTCACTCGCCGGCCGATACTGAATAAAGTCGCACTCTTCCAAGTCTGTAATTTCAAGCTGAAGTTGGACTTGGGGCCAGTAATGTTTTGGAATTTTTGATTCTATTTTGCGTGTCAAAGGACACTTGATTTCTATAAGGAGGCCATCCTCTGTGACCCCGTCAGGAGAGGCCCCGAGCCAGGGGTACTCACGATGCTGGACCAGCCCAATCTCGTGAGACTTGCGGCCGGTGCGTTGATCATACAAGTCCCGCACGAGGGGTTCCAGAAGGGTCCCGTGCTGTGTGGCTGCATTTCCGGCCCACTTTGTTCGAAGTACTTTTTTCTTTATAAAATAGTCAATTGACTCGTAGTGGTTATCTCCGATCGCACTTGCGATATCACTCGCGGTAATCATATTCTCGCGTAGTCCTAACCATTCTTCTGATCTTTGTTCAGCGTATTCAGCCGCAAGCAACTCCCGTGTTCTGGTCAGAATCCTTTCCATTTGTGGGAATCTTCTTATTTTTAAAACGAGGATCAGTTTTAAGTACAATCTCGGCGGCGTTTTGTTCGGCCTGTTTCTTTGTGAGGGCAAATCCGGCCCCACACTCCATACCATCCACCACAACAATGATGAAGAATTGACCGTTTATTTGACTCTCGAGACGGTACTCGGGCAAGGGATACTTGAGGGCCTGACACCATCGCATCAATTGATCCTTGTAATTGTCATCCACCAGAGACGTTTCAACCTTGGTGAATGATTTTAGAACAAAATTCTTTGCATGGACCATTCCCAGATCGAGATAGATGGCCCCGACCATGGCCTCGAACACATCCTCCATAATGTGCTCATTTGTGTTCCAGCCATTTCGCTCACCCTTTTCATCCATGATGATCAATTTGTCGAGGCCGAGTGCCTTTGAAATTTCACACAAGGTTTTGCCCCGGACCATCTTTGTCCGAGCCTTGGTCAAGAACCCCTCCTGCTCCTTTTCGTGAAGGTCAAAGAGGTGCTTTGTGATGATGAATCCAAGGACAGAATCTCCCATAAACTCGAGAGTCTCGTATGAACCCGTGAGTCCAGTGTACCGCTTCAGCGCGCTCTTATGAGTGAAAGCCCGCTGATACAGTTCCATATTTTTGATTTTTGTCCCGACAAGGGAATTTAGAAGACTGCTAGACAACTGTGGTGGAGTTTCCATTTATGATATATTACATACGTGATTTATTCTTAAGTCAGGTTCGGCGCTCACGCAGCTGCGGGGGGTTTTACCACCTTTGGCCGAACCTTCTTCTCCTTTGGGAGAGCCGGAGCTGACTCTGGCTCAACCTCGGGAACCTTCTTGGCGCGGGGCTTCTTTGCCGTCTCATCCTTGATGTAATGCTTTCCGAGATAGTGCTGCAGATTCAGGAATGTCAGCTGAGTACCCTCTGGAACTTCCAGAAGCGCCTTCAGCTTGTCATCCAGGCTAATCTTCTGACCAGCCTTGAGGTTATTTGCCTCAAAGTACTTGTTCATATGGTTCGATACCTGAGAACGAGAAATCATCTCACCCTCGGCCAGATTCAGAAAGACCCGCAGTGCATCCGTCACCTTCTGGGGCTTGTTGAAACCATTATTCTTGGTGCGAGCCTCCTGCTTCTCACCAGTGGGGTCCTCAATATGCTGGCGAATCTTGCGAATCTCCTTGCGCACAGCCTTCATTTCCTTCATCAGAGCATCGAGTGTAACTGGGGTGTCGGTAGCCATTTCTACACTACCTACATCACCAGGCTTTAAGTGCTATAGATGCGAGCAAAATGATGATCAAAATCACGGCAGCTTTTAAAAAAATTTGCCATACTTTATATTCAGGTAATCTAGGGTTTGAAAATGGTGCAGCACCCAAAGTGCTTGATGGCTCATCACTTTGAGGCAAATCGACATTAAACCCTGGAGGTAAAGCTCCGTCTCCAGATGGTCGAAAATCTTGGTCAAATATTGGGTACGTTCCTATGTTTTGACAAGAGGGCACGCAGCACCCAAGATCGCATGGATAGACCAATCCATTTTGTCTATTTACATATCCACAAATTTTGGAAGTTATGTCCATTGGATCTGTCAAACACATGCACCCAGAATTAATATACTTTGCGCTACAAGACGCGCTCATCTGACATTAAAGAATATTTTTGTTTATAATACAATGGAGTACGGAAAGCCTCAGAAACTGCCGGATGGTCGTTATTTTTTGAAGATTAATGGGGCTCGTCATCAGGTGAATGGTGTGACTATCCAGGATTCTCTCACGTCCAAGTCGGTTAATATCAAGGTCTCAGATTCTAATTTGTTTTCTACTATTGACAACGAAGTCCTCAGCCGGGCCAAGGAGTCGCGTGTTGAGTGGTTCGGCAAGGAGCTCAGTGATGAGACGATAGCGAACGCCTTCCAGGAGAGTGTTACAGATGGGGTTCTGAGTTCATCGATGATGGTCGTCAAGGGTGAGGTGGTCACGACCGCTTTTGACACTCAGAAGAATCCTATTGATCTTCAGGAGGTTGCAGTCGGCTCAAAGTGTGACATCCTGGTTGAACTCTCAGGCCTGTGGTTTCTGAAAAAGTCATTCGGCCCTATTTGGCGTGTGATTCAGGTTCGCGTCCGTAACGGAGTCCAGAAGGCTCCCTTTACCAAGGAGTACCTCTTCACTGACGAGGTCGATGATGAGGATGACCCAACTGATTATCTTGACTAAATATAAATGAAAAACTGGGTGATATTTGTCCTCGCCGCTCTCGCTATATTCCTGCTTTTTTTCCGGACGACGAGCGGTTTCAGAAATCTTCCAGGAGGTGTCGTAACTGCTTACCCTCGTCAGGACGGGGACGTTGTCTCGACAGCCTACTCATACAACAAAGGGGCCCTCAGTCTTTGGGGTTACGGATTCTAAACTCCAGCCAAAAAAATATCATCGACTTATAATAAATGAATCGTAAGGGACTAGCTATTATGATTCTGGCAGCGGTCATCTTGTTGCTACTTTTCGCCCCGAGCCGTAGCAATTTTGGTACCAATTCATCAGCAGCACCAATGGGTATGAATCTTTTTAACCAGCCCACCGAGTCCGGTACCAACTTTACTGTGCAGGGCGGAACAGCAATGCCAGTCCAGAGCGGTGGTGATGGCATTGGAGATGTAGGTGCGCCGTACAGTGGAGCGGCGACTGGCGGAACTTCCGTTTCTTCAGCAAGCCTGATCCCCCGCGACGTAGTAGCGACCGAGGACTTTGGTCAGTTCAGCCCAGACAAGATTTTGGGTAACCAGAATTACCTCGACCCCCGTAGCCAGATTGGCTACCCTGAGACGCTCGGTGGCGTTCTGCGCAATGCCAACCGCGACTTCCGCTCCGAGCCTCTGAACCCCCGGACCCCCGTCAGCATCTTCAATCTCAGCACCATTCCTCCAGATGTGATGCGTCCTCATTTCGAGATTGATCGGGATTATCAGTGAGTTTCGAAGAAACTCTTTCTAGTTAAAAAAATAAGACGAATTTTAAATAATGGACTTCAAAAATGCTACGAATGAGTGGATCGCTCTAAAGACCCAGCTCGCCGCAGCTCGCAAAGATCTCTCAACGTTGAATCAGCGTGAAAAAGAGCTTCGCAAGTTTGTGACCCAGCACATGCATCAGAACGAGATTGACACGATCAAGGTCCGTGACAAGATCAAGGTTAATTTTAAAGTTAAAAAGGTCAAGGGTTCTATTACAAAGGACGTTATCAAAAAAGGACTCTCGACTTTTTTTGGAGGGAACGAAGCTCAGGTCGAGGGTGCGTTCAACGCCATTCAAGACGCGGCTCCACTTAAGGAGGTCCCTGGTGTAAACGTTACAGGCATAAATGGGAATTAATGATGAATATTCTCGGGACGCCTACCAATTCGAACAGGTACACGAAGAGTCAGATTCTGAGGAGGATCTGGAGCTGGATCCAGAAATGTGGGAATCAATGTATTCTGATGAACTATTTGATGGGTGGGCTATTTTTCAGGAATACGTTCATTCTCGCTATTTAACAGTCAAAAGGAACTGCACATTTTCAAAGTTTTCTGAACTGGTGATTCGCCCCGAGATGTACAGTCTTTGTTATAATCCAAGTATCTATGCGGTCGAGGCCTGGAACAAAGTAAAAGCGGTCGGACTCATCCGTGAGAGAGTTCAGTCTGAACAGTTTTATACGTGGTGCAGTATTTTTTTGAATGTACATGGTAGATGATTGACATCACAGCCCCCAAAGTGCTTACACCGACGATACTTTTTGCACTTTTGAGCCCTATTTTTCTGGTGGGAATTCCTCCAAATTCAAGCTTCTTCACACAGGTGAGTATGCACGCCCTCGTTCTTTGTATTCTCAACTTTCTAATAATCAAATTTGGTTTTAAATTGAATGTGACCACGACTGACATTATAGTTCCGGGAGTACTATTTACTTTATTAACACCCGGGGTCCTAGCGACAATTCCCTCGACCTCCACAGCAACTGCCGTAGGGTTCCACTCACTCGTGTTTTCTCTCATGTGGGCATTTCTTCGGGGACAGTTCCCAGAGTACGCGTAAGCTCTCACTCTTAATTTTGTATTAAAATAGAAGATGGTCAAGCACCTTGCGATAGGACCTGGAGCCATGGGTTACTTTATGTATCTCGGGGTCCTATCGAAACTGAAACAAGAAGGGAGACTCAAGGATGTCGAAGAGATATCAGGGTCCAGTGCCGGTGGTATAAGCGCTTTTATTTACGTTATAACACGGGGTGATATTTCTTCGGCCCTTGACTATTCATTGACTGTACCAGTAAATGAGGTCATGAAGCCCAACATAAAGAGTCTCATAGGTAATTATGGGTTGGTACCTTCGCGCAAGATGCGAAAAATTTTGAGTGAAGCATGTAAGAAATTTTTTGGAAAAAATGATGTTACATTTAAAGAACTTTATGAATGGAATCCCATCAAGCTGCATATACCGGCCTACTGTGTAGATTTTATGAAGACTGTGTACTTTAGTGTAGACTCGACCCCCAATATGAGTGTTCTCGACGCGGTCACTGCCACTGCGGCCGTCCCCTTTCTTTTTGCCCCGATGAAACTCGGAGACGGGTACAACTATGTAGATGGTGCGACCGCCGAAGCCTTTCCGGCCGGACCCTTTGTGAATAAACCAGATACCCTGGCTCTTAGGATCCCGTGGGGACGACTTACAGAAGTGAAAGATCTCAAGAGTTATGCCCTGAACATTTTGTTTTCTACTATGAAATTGAGGCACGTGTATGAGGTCCCAGTTCATGACATAGATATTCCAGATGATATATATGATTTTAGTGCGTCAAATGAAAGTAAGCTTCGGATGTACATGCTGGGACTTTCTCAGAATTTTTCTAAGTGAATGTTAAATGCACAAGGACCTGCGTTCAGCTCACACTCGCAAACTCTCGGCCAAACGCATTACGGTAAAGAAAGGGAACAAGTCCTATACTTATGTTCGCAAGGCTATGACTATCAAGGTTCGAGGAACTCCCGCCTATGATGTCGGCACTATCGGTCGTCCCAAGAGCGTCATAGGACCCTTGAAGCACGGTATGCTCACAAAGTTTGGGTATCACCCGGTCGAGGCCAAGACCAACCGTCACAAGGCTCTGATGAAGGCTGTAAATGTCGGAAAGGAGGATCCTCATGCGGTCGTGCGCCGCCTCGTAGCTATCAGCACACTGACCAAGCGAATGGCCCCACGGGCATCGCGTATTTACAAGGCTGATTCCAGGTGGGTCCATGAAAAGTACGCCTCTAGATTTAAAAAATAAACTAATAGTAAATGTCTAATCAGGTGAATCTCTATGGAGGGAGAAGAAATGGTAACAATAAATTACCATATTTTAAAAGGAGCATAATACGCAAAATAGTTTTCCTCATTATTCAACTCATTGCAATTTATCATCTTAATAACGCAATTCTAGAAATGTCTCTAAGAGATCATCTTAATGTAAGAAAGTGGACTCTTAAAGCATTTGGTCAGTTTATAGAAATTACAAAAACATATTTTGTGGGATATCAGCGAGGGATAGAAGCGACCGCATCAGCAATGTTCGCGGTTGTTACTCGTAAATTACAAACTGGTCGTGGATTAAGTATAACGAATATACCGGTCGCAACTACATCTTTTGCTCTTACGTATGCATTGGGAACTGGAGTTACAAACTTTGTTAGAAATATAAACAGGTACAACAATAGCACATTAGGGAAAATAACCGGTCGGACAGTCACAAATGCTCTGGCTGTTCAAAAAGTTATAATAACAATGATTTGTTGGTTAATAGCATCACTCAAAAATTCATCTATTACAGTAGTCGCCGAAATTACAAATGATGTGATGGCTTATTATCACCTTAGAACATTGAATCGCAGAAACATGTTGAAATTTGGAAATAATAAACTAAAAATAAAGAATGTTCCTGTGATGAACAATCTGAGACAGTCAAACAGAGCACCTCTTATGTTGGCTAATGGCAGACAATCGAACGGGAATGGTTCAAACAGACAATCGAACGGGAATGGTTCAAACAGACAATCGAACGGGAGACAAACTGTGTTTAGATGGTCGTCCCCAAATAACAATGCCGCTCGTAGACAGGCTCGCGCAAGACGTTTCACTTAAACCCAAGACTCGTTAAACTCTTAATGGACGAGTTCCTCAAAAACATCGCAGAGAACATCTGGGCCTCCCTCGGCCCAGGCTATTCCGAATCCGTATATCACTGCGCATTCGAAGTCGCCCTTCGCAAGGCTGGAGTCTACTATGAGACCGAGCGCATCATCCCGGTC